CAATGACTGATCGTGGCTGGGTCTGCAATTGCACCGGCTTCAACTTCCATGGCAAGTGCAAGCATATTCGAATGGTTCATGAAAGGTTAGTGGCATGATTGTACAGAATGCTGTGATTTGCAACAAGTGTGACGACTTTATTTTTTCAGCGCATCGTCATAGCTATGTAGAGTGCAAGTGTGGAAACATTGCTGTTGATGGAGGCCAGGATTATCTACGCAGAGTAGGTCGTGGTATTACTGATAAGTCATATATTGATGTGAGTTGGGACATTCCCGATGTTGTCTATCAGGAATGTGCTGATGCTGTAGAGCATGCTATTGAAACCAATCGTAATAAGTTTGGTATTGCCAATGCTGTGCTTCGTGCCCTTCGCATGAGGGATCGTGTAATTGCTGAAGGAGAACAACGAATTATGGCCTACAACAAAGATCTAGATGAGGTCATGGTAGTTGAACCTGACGGCACTGTCAATCGTTATAAAAAGGTGGTGTGATGTCGTGGATTGCTATATGGCTACTAGCCAGTGCTCTTTCATTCGTAGTACTGAGTTTATTGGCATTCTTTGCGCCAGAAGGTTATCAAGATGAAAGGGGCTTTCACTATGGAAAACCAGAGGATACCGCCGATGAATCTTGAGGTAGAAGCCTTCGAAGGCGAATTGAAGAACCTACGCAAGCTAAGTGTTATCCTCAAGCACGAGGTAATGGCTGAAAAGCTCGGTGAGATCTACTTCATCTGTGGTGAAGGTGGAGAGAAGGATAAGAATAACCTTCCTGAGAGAATCCATATCTGTCCAGCATATGGATGTGATTGGTTTCAAGTTTACGAACGCACTGATAAAACTTTTGGGCCGGAGTGGTGATTTTTCTGTTTACTTTATTGTGAAAATGAGTTATATTGAAAATATAACGAATGGAGTTTGATATGAAAAATATTTTGGATAACGCTGAGGTCTCTGGTAACGCTGAGGTCTCTGGTAACGCTTTGGTCTCTGGTAACGCTAGGGTCTCTGGTGACGCTTGGGTCTCTGGTAACGCTTGGGTCTCTGGTAACGCTTTGGTCTCTGGTAACGCTAGGGTCTCTGGTAACGCTTGGGTCTATGGTGACGCTGAGGTCTCTGGTGACGCTTTGGTCTCTGGTAACGCTAGGGTCTCTGGTAACGCTTGGGTCTATGGTGACGCTGAGGTCTCTGGTGACGCTTTGGTCTCTGGTAACGCTAGGGTCTCTGGTAACGCTTGGGTCTATGGTGACGCTGAGGTCTCTGGTGACGCTTTGGTCTCTGGTAACGCTTGGGTCTCTGGTAACGCTTGGGTCTCTGGTAACGCTTGGGTCTCTGGTAACGCTGACATTCAATCGAATGATGATTGGTTTTCTTTCATCTATAATGGTAACACTCTCACTGGATACCGTAGTCGTAATGAAGCCGGTTACGAGCTGAATGTTGATGGTAAAGATATTGCAATTGAAGACCTCAAAGACGGTTTTGATGTTGTCGTTCGCAATCTAATTAAGAAGTTTACACCCTTTTAAAACAAAGAGAAGGATGATCTGAAGTCTGTTATCAGTGATCTCGAAAAGCAGTTGGAAGAAGCTAAGAATCGTTTGAAGGATATTTGATATGTCTAGAAAAATTACTGTAGAACTAAACTGGGAAACCGTTGATAACATTGTTGTTGGTCAACTTCGCGAAACATGGGAAAACCTGAAGGACGATCTCGGTGCTGGCAATAATGTCTTTGCATGGGGTGATCCTGAGCAAGACGATGAACTCATTCAGAAGCATATTGATGCTCTTGAGCTCATTCTGAAGTGGTACGCAACCCCAGATCAACTGGAGGATATGGGCCTTGAACCCTGATCCTAGGTGTGAAGGTGAATGCCGGTTTAATGTCGGCATAGGTATGACTACGTGTACATACTATCCTCCTGTCTACGACAAACACGGTGTCAATCTCAATCCGGATCGGAATGTAACTTCTGGAATGGTATCGTGCCATGTTTGTGACAGACAGTGGAATTATGCCACGTGTCTCGGTGAAACCGAGTTTCAGGAAATTACAAATGGCTAAGTATCTTGTTGAAGCTATCAGCATGTTTCGTATGCGCTACGTAGTCGAGTGCGATAGCCCAGAGCATGCTAAAGATACCGTATCGATGAACGAAGCCGGCGAGTTTTCTCAGTTGCATATCGATGAGATGATTACTTCTACTCGCGAGATCGATGACGCAGAGTATCTTCGACTCTTCGATGAGGACAATGATTATCTAAAGTCTTGGTCTGAAGATCAGAAATTCAAATTCGTACACAAGGTGGACTATGGAACAGAATAAAGTATATACTATCAAGCTCATCTCTGGTGAAGAGTTGATTGCTCGAGTGAAGCAAGAAGGTGGAGTGACCGAACTCATTAAGCCACGTTCGATTGCCATGACTGGTAATGGTGGATTCGGCATGATGCCTTGGTTGGTCTCTGCTCCTGATAGCAACGTACTGATTTCTGATACAACTATTGTCGGTGCAGTTGAAACCGGCCAGATGGTAGCAAATCAGTATATCAAGCAGACTACAGGAATCCAGGTATAAAACGGTGTACACTATTTCGTGTTTGGTGTATTAAGGTATTATTATAATCCAGATAGATATTTTTTCATAGTTCCATAATTTATGCTTTTAATTTCTGCAAATTGTCGCTTATTCAATCGAGACACTATAAATTCTTCTCTAAATTTTAAAGCCTTTTCTTTTTTTTCCTTAGACCTTTTTTCATGATACCATTTTTGAGCTGCTACAAGATTTTGAATATGTTCTGCTGATCTTGGTCCTAGTTTTTTACCTTTATTTGCTTTAGCATTTTTGTTACCTAGTAATTTTTCTCGGTGTTGTTGACTTTTTGGTTTTCTCATCTTTTGTTTGGTTTCTTCTGATAATTTTTTTCCTTTTAAAGCCTTTGATCTAGCTATTTTAGAAAGCTCATAAAGTTTTCCGTTCATAACTCTATGTTGATATGGGTTATTAACCGCCATCATAGCAAAGGCATGTGCTAATTTACTATTACAAGGATTTGCTTTCCATAAAAAATAATGAGCTAAGTAGTGTGCTCTAGGAGGCAGCGCAATAAGATTCTCAAGCGTGTCTTCTCCTCCTAAACACAAAGGAACTATATGGTGTTTTTCTACAAACCCTTCAACAAAAATATTTTTATAGTAATTTATTAATTTTTCATATCTTTTTGAATATATACACATTTTTATTGACATTCTTTTGCAGTTTGATTATGATTTATTTATATTTTTTAGATACTGATGGAGGACAAAATTAATATCTTCGTTTTGGATGAGTCTCCGGTGAAAGCAGCGCGTTTACAATGCAATGCTCATGTAGTAAAAATGATCGTCGAGTCAGCTCAAATGCTCTCGACTGTTCATCGTATGCTTGACGGCGTGGAGACTCGTATGCCTTCAAAGTCCGGCAAGACCATGTCAAAGTACTGGGTCCTACCAGACGAACGCGAGGATCTGTTCTACAAGGCAGTGCACATGCACCATCCATGCACCGTCTGGACCGCCGAGAGCAACAACAACTATAACTGGCACTATGTCCACTTTGTAGCCCTATGTGACGAGTACACTTATCGTTATGGTAAGGTCCATAGTACCGACACGTTGCTTCGCGAGGCTCTTAAGTCTCCGCCTCGTAATATCCCTGTCGGGTACAAGACTCCTCAGCCGTTGGCCATGAAGTCGAATCCCGAGTGTATGGACTACAAGGACATCGTAGGTTCGTACCGTAAGTTCTATCAGACCAAGCAGGGCCGCTTCAAGATGGTCTGGTCGAAACGACCGGTGCCTGATTGGTTTCAAGTCGCTGCATAACGATATAAATAAGATTAACACGGCCTTCCCCTCTGATGCGTAAGCTCAAGGGAAGGCCTTTTTTTGTTTGATAAATATGTCATGCAAAAAGAAGTTCAATATAAGATACTCGCACATAACGATTTAACTAAACGCGGTGGTTCCCGTGTTGCTATCTTTGTGGAAAAAATAAAGATCGGATCTCCGTTCGGGACGGTTAAGGGTGCTGTGGCACTAGATAAAGTACAAAAGGTAGGCAATCTAACTGTAACATATGATGACTTACATCATATGATGAAAGGTTCAAAATTTAAAGCCGAGTTCACCGGCAAGAACACTTCAACGAATGCCAGAGTTACTGTCACCTATCCTAAAGATTTCTACAAAACTCCTGACTTTGGTGGCAAGGGGGAAGGATCTGGTACTGCTGCTGAAGATGCAGAACTGATTCTATTCAGATCAGAACTTGAACAAATTCTAGCCAAGAATAAAGTTCCTGCTATTAAGATTAAGATTGGCGGTAGAATAGTAGAGTGTGCTGGAATCGTTAGTACACCGAATCCTGGAGGTAGAGCGCCTAAAGCCGACTTTTCTATTGTTAACCTCAAGGGAGACCATGTAGCCTGGATCTCACATAAGGCAGGCGCAAAAGCCAGTCACTTCCAACAATATGGCGGTCTATCAGATGACAGTTGGTATCATACTAACCAAGATGCTATATCATTCGTCAAGGATCTGGTGACATTCAGACCGGAAGGTCTGACAAACGGAGAATCGATAGCCAGAGTCGTCAAGGATACAGAAGGTATATGTAGAGCTATATACGGCCGAGACTTTGGTAAAAAACAGCGTGGGATAAACAATGTAGATGAATTCCATCTTGGTAACATGAAACTTTTGAAGAGGGGCGTCAACTACGAGATTACGTCTGTCCATAAAGGTCTGAATGGGGATATACCAGATGGAGATTTCACAGCAATCTATTTTGCCAGATATACTACAGATAGAGGAGCCAAGTTTGGTTCTCTCTTCGTGAACAAGGCTAGAATGGGTGTCTTTGCTATAGCTAAGGCCCCAAAAAGCACAACAAAATTCATTTAGCTGTGTACATTTTTTTGAAAACGTTGTAGGGTAAACCATGATCAAGAAACGGTTCAGAGAGTTTGTAGGTAGCGGTACGCTCACGATCTTCGATATCGATGAGACGCTCTTCCATACTAAGGCTAAGGTTGCTGTCGTAAAGGACGGTAAGGTTGTTCGGATGCTGGACAACCAAGAGTTCAACACCTACAAGCGTAAGGAAGGTGAGACCTACGACTTCGGTGAGTTTGCAAGTGCCGAGGTGTTTCGTAAGACCTCGACTCCTATCGCTCGTATGGTTGCTAAGGCCAAGGCGATCTTTGCCAACTCGCGTAAGAATCCTCATAGCCGCGTGATCATCTGCACCGCACGATCGGACTTCGATAACAAGGATCTGTTCCTGCAGACGTTCCGCGATCATGGTCTTCCGATCGACCAGATCCACGTCGAACGCGCAGGTAACCTGAAGATCGACTCGTCGGCTGAGGCCAAGAAGATCATCTTTAGGAAATACATAAATACTAAGAACTATACGAAGCTGAGGCTGTTTGATGATGCTCCTAGCAACCTTCACGCATTCCTCTCACTAGCAAAAGAATACCCGAACATCAAGTTCGAAGCATATTTTGTGTACCCTGATGGATCGATAAAGACGATAAAATGACAGCATTTAAAAACTTTCTGACTGAAGAAGCAAGCGAAGAGAAGCTCAAGCACCTCGAGCATGCTGAGGATCATGTGATCAATGCTGGCCACGAGGGCTTCTCACATGCGTATCACAACCTCAAGGATGTGCACGACAAACTCACTGGCAAGGACAATGCTACCAAGGTAACCATGAAGTATGATGGTTCGCCCTCTGTTGTGTTCGGTCGTCATCCTGAGACCGGCAAGTTCTTCGTTGCATCGAAGTCTGCCTTCAACAAGAATCCGAAGATCAACTACAGCCATGAGGACATAGAGCGTAACCACGGTCATGCTCCTGGCCTGGTCGAGAAGCTGAAGGCTGCTCTCGATCACCTGCCGAAGGTGACTCCGAAAAAGGGTGTCTTCCAGGGTGATATCATGCATACGCATCATGATGTGCACGAGTCTGGTGGCAAGGTTCACTTTACACCGAACACCATCACGTATTCTGCCGACAAGAACTCTCCTCATGGTAAGGCCGCTCTTCGTTCGAAGATCGGTATCGCCGTTCATACCAAGTATAACGGTAAGAACCTCGAGGACATGAAAGCAGAGTATGCACCGAACCTTGACTAGTTCGGTCTGCATAAGGATGTTCACACGATCTCGACCGAGCATGATACCTCGCAGATCGATTACAAGCCTCAGCATCAAGCGAAGTTTGTAAAGCACATGGCTGCCGCTGCTAAACTGCATGCGAAGACCGGTCAGGAAACACATGACGCTATCGCTAACCATCGCATTCCTCTGAAGACCTATATCAACCATACGGTTCGTACCGGCACCAAGCCGAACGTCGACGAGTTCATGGCTCATTTTGCTAAGTCTCACCAGAAGAAGATCGACTCTGTCAAGACGGCTTCGTCAAAGGCTGCCAAGACCGCTGCGATGGAGCAGGATGTTGCTCACGTTCAACGTAACCGTGGCCACTTCGAACGTGTTCTGAAGATGCATCATCATCTTCAGAAGGCCAAGGATGTACTGGCCAACACGCTCTCGAGCCGTGCTGAGTTCGGCCATAGTATCAGTGGTAAGAAATCAAAGCCTGAAGGATTTGTGGTGGTAAGACATAACCGTCCTACCAAGATTGTTGATCGTGCTGAGTTCTCGGCTGCCAACTTCAACAAGGACAAGTCTCTATGAAGGCCATTCATATCACCCAAGGAAGATTCAACCCTGTACATGCAGGTCACGAGATGGTCGTCAAGCATGTAATGAATGCTGCCAAGAAAGAAGGTGCAGACCATAAGATCCTTACGACTGGATCACATGATGCTAAGAAGAATCCACTGACACCTGAACAGAAGGTAAAGCATCTTTCTCGAGCTGTCAAAGGCGCCAAGGTAGAAGCCATGGGTAAGGACCATCCTACGCTTCTTCATCAGATGTCGAAGCTACACAAGGCTGGTTACACCCATGTGACTATGCATGTTGGCTCAGACCGTGTCCATGAGTTCCATAACCTACTTCACAAGTATAATGGAACTGAAGGGAGGCATGGACACTACAACTTCAAGAGCATCAAGGTGAAGTCAGTTGGCGGTGAACGTTCAGATACCGGCGAAGGAATCGCAGCAGCTTCTGGTACTGCTATGCGCAAGCACGTTGCTGCAGGCGACAAGGAGTCATTCCACAAGATGGCTCCGGCCGGCATGAGCAAGGCACATAAGGATGCTCTCTATCACGATGTTCGTAAAGGCATGGGTATCCATGAGTCGTTCATCGAAAGATTCAAGAACTGGATTAGTTAATGGCACAATGGCGTACTGATAGCTACGAGTTTAAACAACCACATAACGTCCATCTATTCGAACTGGGCATGACCGCCGATATCTACGGCAACCCCATCGACGGTTCGAATCCGACTGGAATGGCTGTCGACGCCTTCGGCCGAGCAAGATCTTCACAACCGCTCACACTATATGATTCTTCTCATCGATATAGAGATAACGGCAAAATCAATCAATCAAACTCTGCTACAGGTGCTACAGCTACACATAATGCAAATGCTGG